ATTCACCTTTGGAAAAGCTGGTAAATCCCGTTGGTGCATTATTAGGTTGAGTAGATCCTACATGTATAGGTCCAACCTTAATTAAACCTGTACTGGGGGAAGCAACATTATCTGCAAAGAATAATCCAGGATCTCCTGAATTTATATTCACACAGAGTTCACCTGCACTTATTCTGGTTGGTACTGGTCTGTCATTTAATAAACTTGATCTTCTGCTCTGAATCTGTATTGTCATATTTAATTAAGATAGAGTCCTGCATCTACATTTATGGACTGCTCTACACCTGGATTATAAGTTGAGCAATCCATAGAACTTACTCCTGCTCCTGTTATAGGTTCTCCATTTAAATAGTTTCCTCCCTCTACTTCTCCAAACTGAAAGTCAGGAGTAAAGTCTGTAAGTGGTTGATTAACTAATCCGATACGTACATCTTCTATCAATTTAAAATCTAGATTTAAAACTTTCTGCATGGACATTAATGTTGATGCTGCATTATTTAATAGCTTTCCATCACGACTTAATTCTCTACCATCACGTCTGATAGTATCTGTAAGTTTCATAGTTACAAGAGTAGGATCAAACTGTGCTACTTCTTCCGGTGCATTTCTCTGCCCAAATTCAATATCTTTATTTCCTGTCCAAGGTAATCCATAACCTAGAAGTGCCATTCTCTCTGCAGCTTTTCTAGTACGTTCCTGTTCTTTCTCAAAGTTTTTATAGAACTTATCTAAAGCATTACCAGCTGGTTGGTCATTAGGTTCCAGTAACCAGGTATTTACATATTCATGTATCTTTAAATTACTTACAGTACAGTCACCCTGTGTAGTACCAGAGAAAGGATATACAATTACTATTGTATTTTCATCTGGAACAGAACTCACTACGTATTGACCATCTAATAAATCACCACTGGTAAAATCAATAGCTACTCTTTTATCTGGAAGTAGCCCATGATTAACAATAGTTATTGTCACGTTAGGTCCACTCTGTTGGTATCTTCCTTCAAAACTAAATTGATCATTACCTTCATCATGTTTCATTGACCATAGAGCTGCATAGATATGCTTACACCAACGAGTCTGATAATATAAAAGACCTGAAAGAGAACCTTCTGGATCATCATTATATTCAGGTACCTGATAGAAATTACCTGTAGGTGCATATCCAAAATCATTAAACACTCCAGGGTTATCTCTAGAATCAATTACATTACCCTCTCTATCTTGTCTTGTTCCGGGAATTACACTCTCAATACCTGTATTAGGAAATCTTTCATCAGTTGTATCTTTATATAAGTTATATTTTCTACGACGCATAAAGTCTGGACAATTACATTGATATCTAATTTCTGTAGTGAGAAATCTATCCTGTCCTGCAAGAAAACCTCTATGTGCAGGAGTTACTGTCTTAGGTTTGTTATTTATAAGTTGTACACCATAACTTTCATCACGTTTAAATAGTATTTCATCAGTAGCTAGATCAACTCCAGTGACTGTATTACCTACATAATTATTAAAATCAAATCCTTTTATTCTTCTTTGAACTTTTAGATTACCACTTGCTGTGGCACTGATAATAGATTCAGCTGTAAATTCAGTTGTACTTGTGACTATTATTTTATATAAACCAGTTTTTGTATTACCAGATGTCACCTTTAGAAAAACTTGATTACCTGTAGATAATCCATGAGGAGAACTACAGGTTACTGTTACTGTATTACCTGATTGAGAATAGGTAGAGTTAACTCCTGAATCACGTTCTACTACACGATCAACAAGTCTTTCGCCAGCTAATAATGTAACTGGTGTTGGCATACTCCTTATCTTTACTCTCTGTTCTGTCCACCTGGTATCAGCAAATCCTTCTGCAGTATCAGAAAACTCCTGTCTTACATTTACAGTTCCAGCTGTTGTCACTGATGCTGAACTTGTGCAGGTAAAAGTATCATCAGTTGTAGAAGTTATAACTAATGTTTCATCGACTGCGGTTCCAGATGTGTAGTCAAGGAATGCACTTTCTCCTACACGTAATCCATGTCCAACCAAGGTGACAGTAACAGTAGTTCCATTCTTGTCATATGTTCCTGCTTTTGCTGCAGTGACATATCTAACTGAATCAATAGGTAAACCAAGATCATAAAGGTTAAGGCTATTAGCATCACGTATACCAACTGTATGCTCTCCTTCTTCATTACTAGCACTGGGGAAAGTAAATATTCTAACGGGTACAAAAAGACCTGGGAAATATTGAAATGTAAAGAACATTCTAAAGTCTCCCCTGGTATTTCTTCCTGTAGCAGATGATCCTAAATATTGTTGAGTTATAACATAAAGTTCATATCCTCTTCTCCATCTACACCATGTACTATCAAAATCATAAAATCTTATTTCACTATAATCATCTTCTCTACCTATAGGAACAAACTGATATGGTATCTCAGTATAGTCACCTTGATTTGGTTTTTCTCTTTTTAGTACTGCGTCTGAAAAACCTTTGAAAGAATTATCGAAAGAAGTACCAAAACTAGATCTTCTTCTTGGCATTCGATTTAATAATATCCGCCCTGTATGTTTACATAGAATCCATTTGTTAATGAACCTATACCACTTACACCTACATGTAAAGCAGATCCACGAGGTAACATCAGTCCTCTTAATTTAGGTGCAAATGTACTGTTAGCACTAGTAAAGTTAGTACCAGAATGAGCTACAGGTGAATTTATAAATGGAAGTATTAATTTCTCACTTAGACTAAAACTCTGATCTTCTGGAATAGATTGAACATGAGCAGTAAATAAAGGCAAGAACTGTGTAGTTCCTGTAACTGTAGTTACCTGAGTTAAATAAAATACAAAGTCAGTAGGTAAATAAACATTTACGTTTCCGTTTGTAGTTCCAGAAACACTGTGAGCTCCTTTAAATGTTGTAGCAGTGACCTCTGTTACTGTTAACACTTCATCAGTAGCAGCTCCAGATGTGATATCCAAATATACTTTATCTCCTACTTTCACATTATGATTAGCCAATGTAACTGTCAAAGCAGTTAAACTTCTTGTATATGTACCTGTACTTGGTGTTACAGCTTCAATAAAAACATTTACATCTTTTGTATATCTCAAATATATTTCATCAATATATGCACCACTGATCTGAGTATCTGTTAATGCTTGATCAACATCAAATACTTTAGTTACGTTACCAATTGATGTAGGTAACAGACTAGTAGAAAATAATTGTCCTGTCTGTGTTCTTACAAGAGTACTATTAGATGCTGGTCTATCCAACATCATTGGTTGTTTATTTGTTGAGGTAGATGCCAATTTACTGTCCTTCTTTTAAGTTTATTTTAGCGTGAGTACTATTTGTCCTCTTTTTTCTTTTTAGCTTCTCTAGCTTTTTCTAGAGCTTCTTTACGCTTTTCTTTATCAGACATCTCTTCACCATCTTCTTTCTTCTTATTTTTATTTTTAAAATATTCAAGAAGCTGTGGAGGCATCTTTTTCTTTTTGTCAGCCATAGTAATTAAGTAAGTGCTATCTAAGTTCTGTAGCAAACATGAGTCTGGTTCCAACTGCTACATCAGCTGGTCCAGGAAGTGCTTGTATAAATTCAGCACCCTCACGATTAAATCGATATCTAGCTTGTTCAGGATTACGATAATTAGGTACGTAAAGATGTTGAGCTAAACGATCCGTCTCATATAAGTATATACCAGTCCATGTTTTGAGAGTGTCAGTATAATCAGTGGTACTGATGGTTCTATCCACGTCACCGGCTATGTTTTCACGTCTTCCAGCAGGTGTAATATTATTATTTAAAATTCCTGTCATATCTGTTCTTTTCTCTGCTTCATCACATCTTCCCACCTGTTCAATTATTTTACTGACCCAGAAAGAATCCTGAACATTATTTAATGCTTCTTCTATTCTGGCTAAGTCACCGGCTGGTATAGATGTTTGATTATATCCCAAATGCCATTTACATTTTGATTTAATAAATTCATCAAGTTGCATTATTCAACACGAATAAGATTATCTTTTATTAGTTCATCCCAGTCGATACGCTTAATAGATTTAAGTTGATCTAACTTAATGAACTTCTCGCCTAACATGGAAGATTGTAAATCTTTTATCTCCCTAGCTGTCTTTAATCCTACACCAGGCAACGCATCAGCAAGTTGTCTAGCACTGGCAGTATTAATGTTTACTCTGGTATCTACAGGAAAGATTTCTTTCTTTGTAGGTGTTGCAGGTTTAACACCTTCTGATGCTAATTGAGCAGTCAGACGTTCTTCAGTTTTTATTTTTTCTGTAGTCTCCTGTAGTTGAGGGATTAGATCTGCTTCATCTACATAATGAACTTCATCCTGTGCATCAGTACACATGACAATTCCATCACCATGAGCTGAGATCTTCTCAAGTAATGCACCTGTAGGCTTGTATCTGTATAACATTTGATTAATTAATTATCTATATAAATAGAATAACAACCCATACTTTTAGTGCAAATAAAAAAGCCGAGCATATGCCCGGCCTCTTTATAAATACATCAAGTATTATGCGTCACCGCCACCTAGCTGAGATGCAAAGTCTACTAGACCTTGAACATCATTCCAGCCTACTGGATCAGATGGACGAATGTAGTTAACTCTACATAGGATGTATGCAGCTTTACCTGCATCTGAATCATCATCAGAGATGAATACTCCATCTCCATTAACTGCTGTTCCAGTAATACCATCGACGTTATAAACCTTGAAGGTTGTGTCGGCAGTTACTTTATACATCATGGAATTTTCTGCGTTAGCTGCAGTAATACCACCTGTAGTTACAACTGTCCAGAATGGAATAATTCCATCAACTGTTCCGTCTGTTGAAGTCATTCCTGTTCCTTGAGCAATACCGGAAGCACCGATATCTAGTAAGGAAGATGCAGCAGCTAAACCAGTAGGTTGACTAGCTGGTACACCAAGAGGTGATCCACCGTTGTCAGGACCTAGAAGAAGAAATTCTCCGTTAGTACCCTGAAGATCAGCTGTTACTGGAGATGCTGGGAATGTTGGTAATCCACCTGCAGGAATATCCTGAGCGATTGCCAAAGAAGCTTGATACACATAAGCAGGCTTTGTTGCACTTGCTGGTACCACTAGAGATGTACGATCATCTCTAACACGATCATCAGGACGACGATCTGGAGAAGGAATTGTGATATCGAAACTCTTGAAGTTGGCTTTTGTTCCTGATTTATTAGAAACTTTAATAAAACCAATTTGCTCGTAGAATTCGAGACCAGGCCATCCATGTACACCCTCCTTGTTATAAGAGGATAGTTTGTTTACCTGATTACCGGGCTGTAATATTGCTCCGGCATTTGATTTATATGTTGCCATAGTTAGTTATCCTCCTTAATCTGAAACTGTGAATGCGACTGTGATGAAGTCCTTATTCAAGTTTGCAAAGCCAGCATATAGCTGCCAGATCAAAATGATAAATCTGCTGAAGTCATCATTGTTGTTAATGAGAACCTGAGCATTAGGACCACCCACACCAACACCAATTGCTTGTGGACCGAAGAATATAGCTGGAGGAGTGTCGTGTGATACGGCACCTGCACCATCATTTATATTCACAGTGATTGACTTGGAAGGCATGTTAGTTGTTTCGAAGAACCTTACACCTTCAAACACGAAGCCTGATGGCATAACAGGTTCACCAGCTACGAATTGAGCTTGTCCGAACTGTCCACCTTGATAGATAGAAGCATTAGGAGCACCCATTCCCATAAGAGGGTTAGGCTGACCCATACCTGGATATCTAGCAACCTCTCTGAAGCCTGCATCAGCTCTTAGATCTTTCATGAATGAAGGATCAGCTACACAACGGTAGTAGCCATCTGCAAAAACAGGAACATTACGCTTACGTAAGCCCTTTACAACTTCTAGAAGGTCTGTTTTGACATTGAATTTATAACGCTCAGAAGCGAATTCTGCAGCGGTATATGTAGTCAAGGTTGTGGAGTTTGTCTTTACCTTGTTGTTTGGGTAATAGTATCCACCTTGTGTGTCACTTGACTGACCACGTGACTCAGACTTGAATAGTTCATCAAGGAATACTCTGTCTCTCCATCTTCTGTAGTCATCTAACAATGTTAGAGAACCAATTGATTGATGGAACATGTTGAGGTTACCTGTGTCTAACAGCAAACGCTGTGCAGTCATTAGGGTCTCACGAGCAATCTTGAATGTACTTGGAAGATTAGTATTAGCTGGATCTGCTGGTCCTGTGTACTCACGGAGTGAGACAAGAACTTTGTCTTTTACGATTGATCTGCTGTTTGCAGTACCAATTGTTTGATCCTGTGTACGCTCTCTAGATGTCTTTGTGCCTGGAGCACCGAAG